GAAACAGGGCGCTGGTTACGAGCTTCCTTGTGTGGTCAAAGAAATCAGTGCTGATGGCTTGTTTGTAACTGTAGATTTTGCGGTAGCGCAGGGCCAGTTCCCATTGCCGACTATAAAGATCCCAATTGCTGAGTCGGAATATGTACGGTTACCGATACAAGTGGGTACGGTAGGTGTTACCAAGAAGATTGATGTCAACATCCAGAACATTTCTGGTCAGGCTGATGGTGTTGCTGGGTACACCAATTACGGCAATCTAGATTCAGTTCTGTGCTTTGTGCCGATCACTAATTCCAAGTTGTTTCCGACGACACCAGATAAGAATGCTTTGTGGCTGTACGGACCTAATGGCGTCATCATTCAGAATGCCGCTGGCGACAGCAAAGTCACTGTGTCAGCAACAATGGTGAAGCTAGAGAGCGGTTCTTCGTACATTACGATTAACCATAACGGTGAAATTGATATTCAAGGATCATCAGTAAAGATTATGGGTAAGGACTTCTTGTCGCATACACACAAAGATACTCAGCCTGGTACGGGCAATAGCGGAGCGGTGACATGAGAGTTTATGGTCGGACCTATAATACAGATGGAACCTACACTTGGACTGAGGTAACTACAGATGCCAATGGCTACAATGACGCTGTTTATGTGACGGCGCTTTGTCAGGTTCTCCAGCTTCAGACAGGAGAAAGCCCTTTTTATGCTGATTACGGAATCCCCGCCCAGCCCTGTATTGTCAGCCAAGTCTTTCCTGATTATTCTGTGTACATGACACAGCAGCGTTACTCACCTTACTTTACTTCGTTGAAAGTAACGAAAGTTAACGCTAGAAATCAATATGATGTACCCACTCCTGTGTACAATATCCAAGTGATAACGCAGCAAGGAAGCGTCATCAACCTGAACGTACCTATTCCAACTTGAGGTTCCAATGACTCTCCCAACAGTAATGACAATTGATGGCCTGCAACCGCAAACGCCTGCGTCACTGCATACCCAGATTGTAAATGGAGCCATAGCACTTGATCCTGGTCTGACTGCCAATCTGCCTGGAACTCTGATTGAAGATATCGCTTCTACGGACACTGCGGCCCTTGTACTGATTGATCAAGCTAGAGTAGAGACTGTCAACAGCGTGACCCCATATGGCGCTAATCTTTTTCTACTAAACCAATTAGGTCAGATTTACGGTATTCAGCAGGGCCTAGGCAGCAACACATCAGTCTATGTAACTTTTACTGGAACAGCGGGCTACGTCATTCCTAAAGGCGTTATTGTTTCTGACGGTACTTATCAATACCTTACTCAGGATGCTGTCATCGTTGGAACTGGCGGCACGGTCACAAATGTTTATTGTGTAGCTACATTGTCAGGATCTTGGGCTGTTGGGGCAAATACTGTAACTACAATCTCATCCAGTGTCCCTTCAGGTGTAGCGCTTAGTGTTACAAATCCAGCGGCTGGCGTTCCTAGCACAGCAGATCAGACCCCTGAGCAATATAGAGCGCAAGTCCTTGCGGCAGGAACGATTGGCTGCACTGGTCTTGGTTCTGCCATCAGGACTTATGTACAAAGAGTTCCTGGTGTTGTTGACAACAAAGTCAGCGTCATTCAGGACACTAGCAAGTTTAAAGTTCTTGTTGTTGGTGGCGATACCTATGCTGTAGCCAATGCTATCTATCAGTCTGTTGGAGATCCAAACATTCTTGAAAGCGCTACTGCTGGCGGCACAACAGTCACGGTCAGTGTTGTTGACACTCCAAATACTTACTCAATCACCTATGTTCAGGCTTTGGCTCAACAGGTTCGGGTTAACGTATATTGGAATACGACATCAACCAACATTGTTAGCAACGCCTCAATGCAGTCAGCATGTAATCAACCGATCACTGATTACATCAATAGCCTTGGTCCAGGACAGCCAATCAACAATTATGAGATTGAATTCTTATTCCAGACCTCTACAGCAACCATTATTTCAACAGCATTGATAAGTTACATTCAGCCTGTAATCTCTATCTACAATGGGTCTTCTTGGATTGTCACCGCACCTGGTTCTGGGACCGGATTAGTTTCTGGAAATGCTGAAGGTTATTGGGTTCCAGGTACTATCTCTACCACTAAGGGAGCGGCTCCGTGAGTCTTCCCACCTCACCAACAACAGCAACTAAGACAATTCCGTCTTATCTGTACTTTCAGTACATTGATGACGAAAATCTTCCAGCATTAATCCAGTCTTATAACGACCTAACTCAAGAATACGTTGACTGGTTTAACAATGTGAATTTGCCTGTATATACACAATTGCAGGGTGCGTTGTTGGATTGGGTGGGAATGGGTGTTTATGGTCTTCCAAGGCCATCTTTGTCAACAACTGCTTTTGGTGGTGTTGTTGGTCAGATTGCATCAGTTCCTTATGTTGGACCAGCCGCCAGTGGACCTAGCCCAACCATTGTCAATGCGATTTCGACGACTCAGATTTATACAACATCAACAAGCTTTGATACGCCTGATGACATTTATCAGCGTGTATTAACTTGGTTCTTTTATAAGGGCGATGGATATGATTTTTCTATCCCTTGGTTTAAGAGAAGGATTGCTAGATTTTTATTTGGTAGCCACGGGACTAATGTGTTTAATGGAAACAATACAGCTTTTCCGTTTACTCCTACTATTAGCGTTACTTTTAATGATACAACTAGCCCATTGGCAACTTGTACAATAAACATCAGCAGTAGCGGTTCTTTGGGGCCTATTGCAACTTATTTTCAGGCAGCTATTGCAACAGGTGTTTTAGCAGCACCTTTTAGATTTCAATACACAGTAACCTTGAGTTAATACCATGACTGCACTCATTGAACTTTATGCCAACAATGCCTACAGCACTCTTGGTAGCCCAATTACTAGTTCCTCACAAACATCTATTACTGTAAGCAATGGATCTGTTTTCCCTAGTCCAACTGGAAATCAGTTTTTTAGACTCACCATCACGCTTGCCGCAACACCCAATACATCGATTGAAATAGTTTGGGTAACAGCAAGATCTGGCAACACCTTAACGGTGATTAGAGGACAGGAAGGAACTTCAGCTATAACTTGGATTTCTGGATCATTAGTCGGAAATGAGGCTACCAAAGGGACTTACAACCAGTTTGTTCAGTCTTATACTGGCATTGATGTTGGTGCAGCTAATGCTTATGTTGTTAACACTCCACAACATGAAACGTCTTACTACACTGGGATGCCATGCACGTTCTATACGTCTAACACCAATACGGTAACGGCTCCTACGCTTAATCTGAATGGTATTGGCGCTGCCACCATTAAGAACTTCGCTGGTGGTGCATTGATTGCTAGTCAAGTTCAGGCCAATACTCCAATTAGTTTGTTGTATAGCGAACACTTCAATGCGTGGTTGATGCAGACAGCTATTGCTATGCCAAATGGATTTAGCCCTTTATTAGCAATGACTTCATCAGCAGATGGCTTTCTTGCTACTAGCAATACAACTGCTACTGAGCTTGATTATGTTCATAATGTTACAGGTCCTATACAGACTCAATTAGATAGCAAAACAAATTATTCTGATTTTAATAACAACGCATCAACAAATGGTTATCAATATTTAGCCAATGGAATTATTATTCAGTGGATGTATGGCATTATATCATTTAGTCCTGGCGGGGTTGGACCTGGAGTTATAACTGCTACTTATCCAATTGCTTTTCCAAATGCTGCTCTTGGTTGGTCTGTGTGTTCTGCCAATGGAGACATAAGCCCATCAACAATGGGAATTGGTTATACCGGAGCGACAAATGCTCAAGTTCCAGTGAGGTATGGTTCTGGAAGTAAAGGTTATTATTTAACAGTAATAGGACACTAATATGGCCTCAGTCATTGCATTTCTTTTGAAACAAGTTGTTGATTTAATTCTTGGCTCTGATGTTTTTGACAGAATCCTTGGCTCTGTAAAGCGCTGGTCTGAAAAGGAAATTTCTGGCCTTGAAAAGAAAGCAGGTGTACTTGCAGAGCTTGAGGTGATTGGCCTTAAACTGACCAACACCGCAGCCAACTTTGGCATCGAAGCCGCCATTCAATTTTTGAAAGCAAAGCAATGATTACTTCAAAGCAATGTTATGCAAAGTGGGGCGATCCTGGTGTTCGTTCCAATGAAGCAAAGTACATGGTGATGTGGGATGTTCCAGGATCATTAGAAATTGGAATGATACCTAAAAAGATCTATTGCAACAGGGCAATGATTGCGCCATTAACCTATGCCTTCAACAACATCATTAGCAGGGGCCTAGTGGTCCAATTAAAGACATGGGATGGCTGTTTTAATGTCAGGAAGAAACGTGGCGCTACAAGCGCCTCATTGCACTCTTGGGGCATTGCAGTGGACATCAACGCTGCTTGGAATGGGTTTGGCAAGAATGGAAACATGTCGCCTGAAATGGTTAAGTGTTTTACTGATGCTGGTTTTGACTGGGGTGGAGTTTGGACTAAAAAAGATTGTATGCATTTCCAGTTGTCTAAAATATGACGCAAATCTGCAAAGTTTGTCTTGTTGAAAAGCCTTGTGGAATGTTTGAATTCACAGGCAAACAACAACATAGGCGTAAAACTTGCAGGAAATGTCGGGGAAAAAGACCACGAAATAAAGATAAGTTAAGGTCTTATAAAGAAAAAACAAAATACGGAACTACTAGAGAAAAGATTGGACCTAATTTTTGTATGATTTGTGGATCTGCAAAGAATATTTGCATTGATCATTGTCATGACACCAATGCCGTCCGTGGGTTATTATGTCGATCATGTAACCTTGGACTTGGATTGTTAGGCGATAAAGTAGTTGGACTACGACTTGCTGTAAAATACTTGGAAACTTTTTTGGAGAAATCTAATGGGCGATAAATTTGGGTTTGCAATTAGTGAAGCCAGTACTTGGCGTGGCATTGTATATTTGCTGATGGCTATCGGCATTAAAGTCTCACCTGAACTTCAGGGCGCTATTGTTTCTGCTGGTTTAGCTGTTGCTTCCGCTATTGCTATTTTCACTAAACAGAAAGGCGACGAAAGTGCCAAATGATGATCTCAAGATCATTGACACTAGCCAAGGTTTGACTAGAGAAGAATTGATTGAGCTAAAAAAACTGGCTGCCATGAGTAAGTCAGCAAAGCTAATCATAGGTATTGTATTTTCCTTACTTTTATTTGTCGGGTTCGATCATCTGGTTGAATGGTTTCAGCATAAATAGGCATCAAAATGAGTCAGTTTTCCAATACGCTTATTGCATCACGCGCAATTACAGCAACTGTTACCTCAACGACTGTAACAAATCAGCCTCCTCTCCCTTATGGACAAATTATTGTTAATGTTAGCGCATTCACTTCTGGGTCTATCACTCCTAGCATTGAAGCTTATGACATTGCTTCAAATTCTTGGTATGTGATCCTGACGGGTGCAGCTATTAGCGCAACTGGTACGACTGTGTTAAAAGTAGGGCCAGCTATTACTCCAGCAACCAATGTCGCCGTTTCTGATTTCTTGCCAACCTCTTGGCGTGTCAAACTGACTGCTGCTGGATCAACTGTTCTGACGGCTTCTGTAGGCTACAACTTGGCTATTTGATATGGCTTTACCCACACCATCTGTATTTGTAAAGCGTGGCGCTACATTCTCACTGGCCGGATTTGTAACGCTGCCTGATGGTGTATGGGTAGCCACTTCAGAACTGAAAAGCAACAACGGTGATTTGATTGCTGAGCTTGAAGTTACTTTAGAGCATCAGCCATTTCCTGACACTCGTTGGGGTATTCTCCTTTATACAGATGCTACGGTTACTGCTGAATGGCCCCTTGGACCCTTGTCTTGTGATATCAGATTCCAATACAGCAATAACGTCATCTACTCGCCTACATTTGTGGTTAATGTTGTTAAGGAAGTTACTGACCCACAGCCAACTTTGATGTTGAGGGCTGGTTAATGGCTGATATTAAGGTAATCAACCGCCCCCAAGTTCTTATTGAACTGGACAACATTCTTCAGGGACCTATGGGTCCTACGGGTCCTGCTGGCCCTTCTGGTCCTACTGGTCCCCAAGGATCAACTGGACCCACTGGCGTTACGGGTCCTACAGGCTTAACTGGGACGACTGGACCCACTGGCCCTCAAGGGACTACAGGCCCTACTGGTCTTCAAGGATCTACAGGCCCTACGGGTATTCAGGGGCCAACTGGATCTACTGGTCTGCAAGGCGTGACAGGCCCTACTGGAATCACTGGTCCTACAGGTCTAACAGGCGAAACCGGACCGACTGGCCCTCAAGGGGATATTGGCCCTACGGGTCTTGATGGCCCTACGGGTCTTGATGGCCCTACGGGTCCACAAGGTGAAACCGGACCTACAGGTGTTACTGGCCCTACTGGCGTTAACGGACCATCTGGACCAACGGGTCCTCAAGGCGCTACTGGCGCTCAAGGGACAAGCATAAATTTTAAGGGATCTGTTCCGACAGTTGCTGACTTGCCATCTACTGGCAACCAAGTTAATGATGCTTATATTGTTCAAGCTGATGGCGACTTATATGTTTGGAATGGTTCTTCTTGGGATAATGTAGGACCTATTGTTGGTCCTCAAGGCGCTACTGGCCCGACTGGTATCGAAGGTCCAACGGGTGTTGATGGGCCTACTGGCATAACGGGTCCTACAGGGCCACAGGGGACTACGGGTGCTACTGGTATAGATGGTCCTACTGGGCTTCAAGGTCCTACTGGCCCTACTGGTCCTGATGGTTCTCAAGGAACTACGGGGCCAACTGGTATTCAAGGTCCTACTGGCGTGGATGGCGCAACTGGTCCACAAGGCATAACAGGTCCTACTGGCCTTCAAGGACCTACGGGTATTCAAGGCCCTACTGGTATAGATGGTGCAACTGGACCTACTGGACCTTCTGGTTTTGGATCTACTGGCCCCACTGGCGCGTCTGGTCCTCCTGGTCATTATGGCGTAGATGGCGCAACGGGACCTACTGGTCCTCAAGGTCCTACATTTGGTGATTTAGATAACGGTTACGCAAACGCTTTTTTCGGCGGCGTTAATCCAATTGATTGCGGTGGTGCTTAAATGACTATTCAGATTCAGTTACGAAGAGATACAAGCGCAAATTGGATAGCTGTTAATCCGATTTTGTCTCAAGGCGAAATGGGCCTTGATCTTACAACTGAACAGATTAAAGTCGGTAATGGTATAGATCCTTGGATTGATCTTCCTTATTATTTGTTTGGTCCAACTGGTCCTCAGGGATCTACGGGTCCTACAGGTATTCAAGGAACAACTGGCCCAACTGGCTTGCAAGGCACAACGGGTCCTACAGGCATCCAAGGACCCAGCGGCCCCAGCGGCCCCACAGGATCACAAGGCACAACGGGACCTACTGGCATTCAAGGCCCTGTCGGATCAACGGGTCCTACTGGTATAACGGGTCCTACTGGTATAACGGGTCCTACTGGGTTAACTGGTGAAACGGGACCTTCTGGACCAACTGGCATTCAAGGACCCAGTGGCCCAACGGGTCCACAAGGAACTACTGGGCCTACTGGATTAACAGGCTCTACGGGTCCGCAAGGAACTACGGGACCTACAGGTGTTCAAGGCACTACTGGTCCTACCGGACTTCAAGGTACAACGGGACCTACCGGACTTCAAGGTACGACTGGACCTACTGGTTTACAGGGAACCACTGGACCCACAGGTCTGCAAGGAACTACTGGTCCAACAGGTTTGATTGGTGAAACAGGACCACAAGGAACTACAGGGCCAACCGGAATAACGGGTCCTGTTGGCTCTACAGGCCCAACGGGCATCCAGGGACCTCAGGGTACAACCGGACCTACAGGATTACAGGGGACTACTGGTCCGACTGGTCCTAGCGGTATTCAGGGAACCACTGGACCTACCGGTGTCACTGGCCCAACCGGCCTTCAAGGAGCAACTGGTTCGACTGGTCCACAAGGCACGACCGGACCTACTGGTATTCAAGGAATTACTGGTCCTACTGGATTGCAAGGCACGACTGGTCCTACCGGACTCCAAGGAGCCACGGGTCCAAATGGATTACAGGGGACAACTGGTCCAACGGGGCTACAAGGTACGACAGGTCCTACAGGTGTTCAAGGCACTACGGGGCCTACTGGTATCCAAGGTCCATCAGGCCCTACCGGACTTCAAGGCACTACTGGTCCAACTGGATTACAAGGAACTACGGGACCAACGGGCTTACAAGGCACAACTGGACCTACGGGACTGCAAGGAACCACTGGCCCTACCGGACTTCAAGGCACAACAGGGCCTACAGGACTACAAGGAACCACGGGACCAACAGGATTACAGGGTACTACTGGACCTACTGGCTTACAGGGTACAACTGGACCAACAGGCATCCAAGGCCCACAAGGTTCTACAGGACCGACTGGTATACAGGGTCCACAAGGGTCTACAGGTCCTACTGGTTTGACGGGTAGCACTGGTCCAACTGGTATCCAAGGAACTACGGGGCCTACAGGATTGCAGGGAACGACTGGACCTACAGGAATTCAGGGTCCAACGGGACCTCAAGGAACTACAGGGCCAACTGGTCTGCAGGGTATTACTGGTCCAACTGGTCTGCAGGGCATTACTGGCCCTACTGGTCTGCAAGGAACTACAGGCCCCACTGGATTACAAGGTCCTACAGGGTCAACAGGTCCAACTGTTTATCCTGGCGCTGGTATTGCAAACTCAGTTAGCATTACTGGTCCTTGGGGGACAAGCTATACCACTAGCGGAACAGGAACTGTTGTTGCTTTAACTTCTGGGCCAACTTTTGTAACTCCTACACTGGGTGTAGCTACAGCAACTTCTATAAATAAATTAACATTAACTACTCCTGCTACTGGGTCAACTTTAACTATCGCTGACGGCAAAACCCTGACGGCGAGTAACACTGTCACGTTAACAGGTACGGACAGTACGTCTTACAATCTTGATGCGCTGACTACAATCCCGCAAAACAATCAAAGCATCAGCTATACACTTGTTCTTTCTGATGCGGGGAAAGCGGTTGTTGAAACAGGAACAACAACGACATTAACGATCCCTGCAAATGGAACGGTTGCTTATCCGCTTGGTACATCGTTGACTTTTGTTAACAATACGTCTGGTAACATCTCTATCGCTATTACAACGGATACGATGTATTTGGCAGGTAGTGCAACGACAGGAACCAGAACGCTTGCACAGCGGGGGGTCGCAACAGCCTATAAAGTCACTTCTACAGTTTGGTTTATCGCAGGTGGCGGTTTAACATGAGTGGTATTCTTCAAGCTAGATACTTTGTCGGTATATCAGGTAATCCTCCTCCTACTATTGAATATTTGGTTGTCGCTGGTGGCGGTGGTGGAGGTAACGCGGGCGCTGGCGCAGGCGGTTTTAGAACTGCAACGGGTCTAGCGGTATCTGCGGGATCGGCTATTACTGTGACGGTCGGCGGTGGTGGTGCCATTGGCCCCGGGGCGGCGAATGGAAACAATTCCGTGTTTAGCTCTATTACTTCGCTTGGCGGGGGCTTTGGTGGTTATGGTGGCACCGATGGCCGTAGCGGTGGATCAGGCGCGGGAGGATGGGTTTATAACGGGGGAGACGTTGCAAATGAAATTCCGGGGGCATCGGGGACAGCGGGTCAAGGTAATGCGGGCGGTACTACTTGGTTTAGTAATGGAAACCAAGGGGTAAGTGGGCCATACAAATTGATTGCTGGCGGTGGCGGCGGTGCTGGTGGTGTTGGTGTTAATGCTACAAATACTGTCCCCGGAGCAGCAGGCAATGGCGGCGCAGGAAGTTCATCGTCAATCACTGGAAGCGCCGTTACTTATGCGGGGGGTGGTGGGGGTGACGCCCAACTGTTTAATAATTTTACCACTGGGTGGACGTATGGTATTGGCGGGTCTGGAATAGGTGGTAATGGCGGTTATGAGTGGTTCAATAACACAACTTGGTCTGTAGCAACGAGCGGAGTAATTAATACGGGGTCAGGCGGTGGTGGCGGCACAAATAATTCAGATGCGGGTCTAGGCGGCTCAGGCATCGTCGTCATTAGATACGCTAATACCTATGATGCTGCTAGATCCACCACAGGATCGCCAACTATTACTAATACGGGTGGTTATAGAATTTATAAATTTACCGGATCTGGATCAATTACGTTCTAGGATTTAAACATGGCTTACTTTGCACAATTAGACATTTCAAATATCGTAACGCAAGTCATTGCCGTAAATAATGATGTGATAGATAATTTGCCATACCCAGAATCAAACCCTATAGGCATTGCGTTTTGTCAGTCTCTTTTTGGGGATGACACGATGTGGCATCAAACAAGTTATAACAGTAATTTTTGCGGGACTTATGCTGGAATTGGCTATACTTATGATCCTGTTACTGATGTTTTTGTACCACCACAACCTTATCCTAGCTGGGCGTTGAACACTACTACGTACGTTTGGGAACCACCTACCCCCAAACCAAATGATGGTCATGCATACGAATGGAATGAAGCTACGCTTTCTTGGGTTCTTATGCCTTATCCAACGCTATAGAGATAAACCATGGCAGCTATTAACTTTCCAGCAAGCCCCACTACAGGCCAAGTCTATACAGCTAATGGACGCTCATGGATTTGGAATGGAACATCTTGGGTTGCTAATAATCCTGTCACCACAGGAACAGCTTCCCAGCTTTTAGCCAATAGCGGCAATGGTACTTTAGTTAATGTCACAGTCACTGGCCCATTAACATACGCCGCTGGCGTACTTGGTGCTTCTGGCGCTATCGGACCTTCTGGAGCCACTGGCCCCGCTGGTGCTACTGGCCCTGCTGGAACAACATCTGGTCGCTTAGTCTTTAACGTCAAGGACTATGGTGCTGTTGGAAACAATTCTAATGATGATACTTCAGCTATTCAGGCTGCTATGGCTGCTGCAAGTGCAACTAGCGGCGGGTGGAATGGTGGTGGAATAGTTTATTTTCCTACTGGAAACTATAAAGTAACAAGCCAATTATTAGCAAATAATACCTCAATAATATTTATGGGGGAAGGAGCTGGTTCTTCAGTAATATGGCAATGGACTGCATCATCAAACACTATTGCGTTTACTAATGCTAATGCCGCTCAAATTTGCGGTATAAATAATATAGGAATAAGATACGCTTCGACTCCAACTGGAGGTGCGGCGGTATCAATAAATGCTTGCAACGCAGTAAATTTAACTAATTTTGTTATATTTAGTTCTTATCATGGGATTTTAATACAAAATTCAGTCAATATTTTTATAGAAACTTTTAATATATACGACTATGTAGTTATTGGTATTTATTGTGTAGGGCCTGTAAATGACATATATGTAAATGATTTTATAATGAATACTAGCGGCGGTTCTCTTGGCGGTATTAGATTGTATGGTCAAGTTGAAGCATTTACTTGCTCAAACGGCGATATTTTAAATGGTACATGGTCTATGACTACTGATGCTGTGTCTTATACTATAGCCAATCGGCCAGCATATAATGTTTTTTCTAATGTGTATTTTGACTCATCAGCAAACGGTGTTTTACTTGCCAATTGTGTCGAGTTTGACTTCGTAGGGTGCTGGTTTTCTGGTGGAAGAGGTAATTCGCAACCGGGGTTAACCTTGTCTACATCAGACAGCATGAGATTTACAAATACAAAATTCTTTAACTGCGGGGCTGAAGGTGTTGCGATTGGATCTAGCGCGGTAAGGTCTAATTTTACGTCTTGCACATTTCAAAGTAATTCTCAATCAGCTCATGGGAGTTATGCAGGGATACGTTTTGTAACTGGAACAAACGATTTTCAAGTGCTTGGGTGCATGGGGAATAATGTCGTTTATAATGGTTTTCAAACTTACGCGCTTAAAATTGATTCTGGCTGTAATAATTTCATTGTTGCCAATAATAATTTTAGAGGGACTGGCGGGGGCATATCAAATGCTGCTGGTACAAGCGGCACACAGATCGTATCTCAAAACTTAGGATAAATCATGGCATCATTAGAACTTATCCAAACAACTCCAGAACTTCTTATTGAACTTGGTCAGATCCTTCAGGGTCCTCCAGGCTCAACAGGCCCTACTGGCCCTCAAGGTGCTGGTCTTGTTTTTAGCGGACAAGTTCCTACTTATGCTGATCTACCTGTTGACCCCAATCAGAATGATGCTTGGTTAACAGAAGATACGAATGATGTTTATGCTTGGGACGGTTTTGCGTGGGTTAACCTTGGTCGTATCACTGGTGCTACTGGCCCCACTGGCGCATCTGGTCTTGTCGGACGAACTGGCGCATCTGGTCCTGCTGGTGTTACTGGAGCATCAGGCCCTACTGGCCCTCAGGGAAGAATAGGTAATGATGGTCCTACTGGCCCTCAAGGTGATGCTGGCTCTACAGGTCCGCAAGGAGATCAGGGCATCCAAGGTCAAAAAGGCATCCAGGGTGTCCAAGGTGTCCAAGGTGTTGTTGGTCCGCAAGGTGATGCTGGTGCGACCGGCGTGAGAGGCCCTCAAGGTTATCAAGGGATTACTGGTCCATTAGGTCCTACTGGCTTAACGGGGGCTACTGGTATCCAAGGTTTAATAGGCTCTAAAGGAGCCACTGGTTTAACTGGTGCAACAGGTGCTGGGACTACCGGACCGACTGGATTTTCTGGACCTGTAGGTCCACCAGGGGCATCAGGTGCAACAGGGTTGGGCATGACTGGACCTACTGGGTTATCAGGCCCTATTGGTCCAACTGGCCCTCAAGGTACGACAGGTTCTACTGGTATTGCAGGGCCTACTGGTGTTACTGGCCCTGTTGGAGCAACAGGTGTTCAAGGAACCAGTATTAACATTAAAGGATCTGTCGCAACTCCAGCAAATTTGCCAACAACAGGAAATTCTCCAAATGACGCCTATGTAGTTAATTCTAACGGCGACTTGTATGTTTGGAATGGTTCTTCTTGGAATAATGTTGGACCCATTGTAGGACCTACTGGACCCAAAGGTTCTACTGGACCTACAGGTATTGCTGGACCTACTGGCATGACAGGGCCTGCTGGCACTTACGGCCAGACTGGTGTCACTGGTCCAGTTGGCTCAACAGGGCCTACAGGTTTCACTGGACAAACCGGAATTCAAGGAACGACTGGGCCAACCGGCTTACAAGGAACGACTGGCCCTACGGGTGTTACGGGTATTGCTGGTCCATCAGGTGCAACAGGTCCATCAGGGGTTGGAAGCACTGGCCCAACCGGAATTGCTGGTCCAACAGGTATACAAGGTTTAAGTGGTGTAACCGGACCTACTGGCCCTCAAGGGATTCAAGGTACTCAAGGCGTTACGGGTGTCCAAGGTATCCAAGGTATCCAAGGCGTTCAAGGTAATCAAGGTATTCAAGGACCTAGTGGCGCAACGGGTATACAAGGAACGACTGGTCCTACTGGTGTACAGGGTACAACTGGGCCTACAGGCCCTTATGGCGCACAGATCTGGTTTAGCTTAACGCCTCCAGTCAGTGTTGCTGCCTATCCGCTGTGGTGGGATACCAATACGGGTACTCTTAAAATCTATTACACCGATACTAACGGCACTCAGTGGGTTGATGCTGACTCAGGTGCTATTGGCCCTCAAGGCTCAACTGGTCTTCAAGGCATATCCGGTCCTTCAGGTCCTACAGGAATTCAGGGTCCAACTGGCCCTGGCGGTGGGGCATCTGGTCCTACAGGTCCTACCGGTCCTACTGGAGTTACTGGAGTTACTGGACCAACCGGAGTTGGTGGGGCATCTGGTGCTACTGGTCTTGGTTATTACGGTTTAAATTCTTTGACTTCCAATACAATTAGTCTTGGGGCAAAAACATTTATTACCAATCTTTCACAGCCAAATACAGCATTCGCTAATGGGATGCGTGTCAGGATTTCAAATACATCAAGTAACTGGGTTGAAGGTAACATTACTGCATTTGGTTCTAACACATTAAATATCACTGTAGATACCATTGCTGGATCTGGAACATTTTCTGTTTGGTTAGTTACTGCCGCTGGCGTTCCTGGAGCCACTGGCCCTGCTGGAGCATCAATTTATATTGATATATCTCAACCGCCATATAATGTGGTTAATGATCCTAGTCATACCAACATAGCATCCAACACAGCAGGGTTCCAAGCTGCCATTAATGACGCAATTTATACAACAACGCCAAAGAAAATACTTTATATACCAAGCGGATTTTATTACCTTAATGCTAAATTAATTATATCAGGATCAATTAACATTGAATGTAATACTATTGGTAAGATTTCATGGGAATACGCTTCTGGCGCGGCAAATACTGGCATATTAATTTATCAATCAACTCTAAGAACACTTCTCAACACAATAAATCTTCCAATGCTTGTGGGAATTTCTTCTACATCAAGAGTAGGAACAGCCTTAGAATTAAGGGGATCGTATTGGACAAATATTAATGTTCAATATATGAGTCAGTGGGAAAACGGATTTTTGATTAATGGTGGATCGTCTGGCTCTACCGCAAACGACAATGTTGTCGTTACTGTAAACACAATGGACTATGTTGTTAAAGGTTTTAATGTAACAGGAACATCAAACGCAATAACTTGCGTGGCTAATACTTTGTTCTGTAAGTATCCTTTTTACACAGATTCAACGTCTGCTGTAAATATCAATGGTATCAATATGCGCTGCACCGGCGCAGTTTTTGTTGATGAATTGAATGGTTGTGCTATTTATTCTGTTGGGACAGGCTTAAGAAATTCATCGTTTTACATTGAAGATTGCAAAGCTGGTTATGACGGTGGTTCCCCAGCAGGAACACCAGCTAATTTGGTAT